TAAGTATTGCCTTAATCAAAGCGGGGTTTGATATTAATTCAGTAGTTAGTAAATCTAAAAAGATATACGCTGAGATAAAAGAAGTTAATGGATTGTAGCCAAGTGGTAAGGCAATAGTTTTTTGTACTATGTATCGTAGGTTCGAATCCTCCCAGTCCAACCAAATAGGAATAGCTATGAATACTAAGAATACAAATGATGTTACCAAATCTAAGGCATGGAAGAAGTATATAACAGATACTGTTAAGGATAAAGATGGTATGCGTAGATTCCAAGAGGAAGATATTGATGATTAAAGACATTATATATAAACCATATCCAGCTCAGCATTTATTACATACTTGTCCTTATGTAGAAGTTCTATTAGAAGGAAACCGTGGTGGTGGTAAATCAGACGGCGCAATAATGGATTATCTAGCAGGCGTTGGTATGGGATGGAAAGAGGCTTGGCAAGGTATAATATTTCGTAGACAGATAAAAGACCTTAACGATTTAATAAAGAAATCAAAAAAATATATAGTTGCAATATGTCCTTTAGCTACATTTAACATATCAACAAGAACTTGGAAGTTTCCTGACGGTGAGACTTTAACATTTCAACAAGCTGATAGAGATGATGACTATTGGAACTTTCACGGACACGAGTATCCTTGGCAGTTCTTTGATGAGCTAACATCGTGGGCTAGTCCTGACTTCTACTTATCAATGGCGTCTTGTTGTCGTAGTGGAGTGAAGGGAATACCTAAGAGAAGACTATCAGCTACTAATCCATGGGGGGCGGGACATAGTTGGGTAAAGAAAAGATTTATAGACCCAGCTCCTAGAATGACACCAATAACAGATGAGATGGAAAACCCTATTACAGGCGAAAAGATAATAATGACTAGAGTTGCTATAAACTGCCAACTTAAAGACAATAAACATTTAATAGAAAATGACCCTGTATATATTGCTCAACTTAACTCAATTACAAACGAGGCTAAGCGTAAAGCATGGATAGATGGAGACTGGTCTATACAAGTAGGAGCATTCTTTGGTGATGTGTGGAGTCCTAAGAATATAGTTAAAGCTTTCACACCTCCTAAGCACTGGTTGAAGTTCAGTGGATTTGATTGGGGATATGCTAAGCCTTTCGCTATGGGTTGGTTTTGTGTATCAGATGGCACAGTTGCACCAGATGGAGTGTTCTATCCTAAAGGAGCGGTTCTTAAATATAGAGAATATTATGGATGCGAAGATAATGAAGAGGATGTCGGTTTAAGGATGACTGTCGAAGAAATAGCAGATGGAATTAAACAAAGAGAATTTGAAACCATAGCATACAGAGTGGCAGACCCTGCATTATTTAAAGAAGATGGTGGAGAGTCTCAAGCTGAGAGATTTAATAAGAAAGGTATTTTATTCGAACGAGCTGATAATCAACGAATCGCTGGTTGGGAACTTATGAGGGAAAGGATGAAAGGACTTGAAGTTGAAAAGGACAAATGGACTCCTAATTATTATGTAATGGATAATTGCTTGCATACTATAAGAACAATCCCTATACTATTACATGATGATAAAAAACCTGAGGATTTGGATACTACAATGGAAGACCACATCGCAGACGCTGACAGATATGCTTTGAACTCACGACCATGGGTGAAGAGTATGAAACCGAGTGGACAAAAAGGACAAACCTTTGAGTCTGCTTTAGCAACAATAAAAGATAAGGATTTTTTCTAATGAAGATGTATTTTGCAACAATAAACAACGAACCTACATTTGCTCCAGTGATAGCCGCTACTGAGAAACAAGCTAAGGATAAAATAAAACCAATGAAGAGGGCTATATTATCAGCATTAAAAGATAATATAAAATCGTTTAAAGCTGAAATTAAAAAGAGTGAAGATGGCTTTAAAAAGTATATGGCTAGACAAGAGAAGGCTATTGAACTATTTTCAAAAGGATTAAGTAAAGAAGAGCTAGGCGACGAACTTGTTAAGCTTGAAGTTATACCTAATAAAGAGTTTATGAATAAAGCTGGTCTAAAGGAAATTAATAAATCTATTGAAGTTTCTAAGAAAGGATTTGTAGTATTTGGGAAACAGACTAGCGATAAGATTAAAGAAGTAGAAGCAGAGATAGTTAAATACTCATCTCATGTAGAATTCTTTGTATTAGGAAAATAGATGAGGAAGTTGGAGAGTAAAAACTTTGGATTTATCTGGGCTGATATATATGACAATGATGGTTATATAGCATTTAAAATATATCGCCTAGATAGTAATTCAGGGGAACATCATAATATATACCAAGACAGAGACTTTGGGAACTTCTTGATGGCCACTGAATGGATTAAAAAGAAAATGCTTGACTTATAAATAATAATATATTAAAATAGCTAAAGTGTCATAATATAGTGTCAGTGTTTTGGAATAGAACATTGAAAAATAAAAGATTAACACAGGGCTTTTGGAAGTCAGAACTAAATAGAGCTGACAAGTATGAAGAGTCTTGGAGAGATAAAGCAAAAACATTAAATCAAAAATACTCATCTACTGTAGACGGTAACGATAGCGTTATTGCTTATAACATATTCTTTTCAAATACAGAAACATTAAGAGGTGCTATTAAAATAGATAATCCTCAACCATCAATTAGAAGAAGAGTTTCAAAACTTAACCAAGAAAACAAAAAACAACAAAACCTCTATAACAAGGTTGCTGAAGTAGTACAAAAGACTGCTTCTTATTTTATTGATAAAAACAAGATAGCAGAAGTATTCGATATTGTTAATAAAGACACTCTTATAACAGGTAGAGGGATTGCTTGGCAAGAATATGAGGCTGAAGTTAATCTTGATGAAGAATTCAATCCTATTGAAATTAAATCACAAGATTTTAGAACAAAATATATTAATTGGGAAGACTTCAGATGCTCTCCTGCAAGGACTTTGGATGAAGTGTCTTGGATTGCTAGAAGGATATTATTAAGCAAACAAGAAGCTAAAAAGAAGTTTCCTGATAAAGCCAAAGATTTAAAATATGACTTTAACTATATTGGAGAAACTGATAAGACTAAAACCTCTGAAGATAATAGAGCAGAAGTTTGGGAAATATGGGACAAAGAAACCAAATCAAGAATATTCTACTCAAAGAATGCTGGTGAAATATTAGAACATTCAAAAGACCCTTATAAATTAGAAGACTTCTTCCCATGCGAGGAGCTTAGATATATTAAAAACTCTATAAGTACTTGTCCTGCTCCTGAATATTATCAGTATCAACAGAAGGCTGCTGAATTAGAAATAGTATGTAATCGTAGAACCAAATTAGTAGAGTCTGCGAAGGCTAACGGATTTATTGCTGGTAAAGTAGCAGATAAGATGAAGTCATTATCAAACCTAGGAGATGGACAATTTCAATCTGTTGATGGTATGATGGGTTCTAGTGGTGGATTTAATAATCTAGTATGGGAAAGAGATTTGTCTAAACTACAAGCTATTTTAGCAGAGCTTACTATTTATGAAGATAAGTTAATTGCACAAATATATAATATTATTGGTATTTCTGATATTCTGAGAGGTCAGGGAGATGCTAGAGCAACCGCAACAGCAGAAGCCTTGAAAGGTAAGTTTGGAGCTTTGAGATTAGTTAGAAGACAAGAAGAAGTTCAACTAATGATTCGAAACAGTTATCAAAAACAAATTGAGCTTATATGTGAGCATGCTACTTTGGAAACATTGAGTATGGTTAGTGGTGTTAGCTTGATGACTGCTTCAGAACAACAAGAAAAAGTAAACGCTTTAAAAATACAAGAATTTCAAGCTAATCAAATGGCTATGATGCAAGGACAACAACCACAACCCAACTCTGAATTACAAGAAGAAATAGAAGAGCTTATGTCAAATCCTACATGGGAAGAAGTTATCCAAGTTATGAGAAGTGAAAAGCTAAGAGATTATTCTCTAAGTGTAGAAACTAATATAACTGCATTTGATGATGAAGCTGCTCAGAATGATGCAATAGACAATCTATTCACTTCAATGACTGCTATGATAAGTCAAGCAATGCCAATAGTTATTCAAACACCTGCTTTATTAGATACTTACAAAGAGATTATACTTTCTAAGGTAAGAGTATCGAAAGGTGGTAGAGCGTTAGAAACTTCAGTAGAGAAAGCATTCGAAGAAATCGAAAAGCAAGCTAAAGAACAGGCTAAACAACCTGAACAAGCTCCTCAACCAGACCCCAACAAAGTAATGGAAATCCAAGCTAAGACTCAATTAGAACAAATGAAGATGCAACAGAGCGGACAGTTAGATAGCCAAAAGCTACAACAAGATGCTAGAAATGATGCAGAGCAAAACCAATTGACTGCACAAGCTCAACAACAAGATATAGTTCAAAACCAACAAGAAAATATGCTTAAGTCAAGAGACCTTGATATTAAAGAGCAAAACAACATAGCCGACCAACAAATCGATACGATGGAATTGCAAGGTGAATTCGCCCTAGCTGAGAAGAAGTTAATGCTGGGACTATCAACAGGAACTAATATAGGGACTGAAAACTAATCTAATAGCACCCGAGAGGGCAGGCAAAAAGGATAAAACAATGACAGAAGACACTCAAAACTTTGAAGCTTTATTGGATACAATGGAAGACGAAAAAGAAACTGAACAAGTCGAAACAACAAGTGAAGAAAGTCAAGAGACCGACGACACTATTATCGATAGCAGTGAAACCACTGAAACGACTACTCCGCAGGATGAAGCAAGCGACGGCGAAACGGAAATCACGGAACAAGAACAAACAACAGAGGATGAGTTCGAATTTCCTCAAGATTGGTCTGAAGAAAGAAAAACCTTATTCGCAGGATTAAATGCAGAACAGAAGGCTGACATTCTAAATATCAATAAGGGCTTCCAAAGTGATTACACTAAGAAGACCCAAACTTTAGCTGAAGAAAGGAAAGCTCTAGAGAGTGATGCTGGATTTGCTAAAGAAATAAAAGGTGTGTTTGACGATAGAGAAAAACTATATATGCAGTCAAATGGTATAGATGAAAAACAAGCGGTCAATATGGCTGTTGCAAACTGGAGAATGGAAACCCAAGACCCAATGCAGTTTATCAATCAAGTTGCTCAAAGGAACGGGATTGACCTATATCAAGAAGCTACAAAATTAGTACAGGCTCATCAAGAACTACCACCTGAACAACAACAAATGAACAGCATAGTGCAACCGCTACAACAACAAGTTGAAGCATTGACTAGACAGATACAAGACAGTCAAACTACTACTGCTACAAACCTTGTTGATAAATATGTGAATATGGCAGACGAAACTGGGGCATTAAAATATCCTAACTTTCAAGCTGTAGAACAAAGGATGATAAACGAAATCCAAACTATGGGAAAGAACTATATGACTCTTACTCAGGAAGATTGGGATACCGCTTATAATAATTCTTGTTATGCAGACCCTTCCATAAGAGCTAATTTATTGACTAAGCAAGCAGAAGTTAAACAGACTGCCGAAAGAAAGAAGACCGAAGCCCTTAAGGCTTTAGGAGCTGGAAAGACTGTTAAATCAAGTGCAGGTGCTGGGAATAAACAAACTGCTGAAAGCTTCGATGACTTCATTGAAGAACACGGCTAAATAAAGGAATACAAAAATGGCTTTAACACCTACAAATACAGCAGACCAAGCTGTAGCAAGTACTTTAGAATGGTACAACAAAAATGGTTTCGGTAATGCAATCAAAACTTCGAATGCACTATTGGCAAAAATGTTTTCAACTGGTAAAGGACTAAGAAAATTACCTGGTGGAAGAAAAATCGTAGAATCAGTTATCTTGAAATCAGATGCTAATTCTCAATGGTATACTGGAGCAGAAGCTCTTAATACTATAGAATCAGACGTTTTGAGAGAAGCTTCATTCGATTGGAAACAATTGGCTGGTGCTGCTGTTATTTCTGGATTGGATTACAGAAATTGTAACGGTAAATATGAAAAACAAAACATAATGAGAGTTATCAAAGAATCTGCTGATACTACTGCAAGAGAAGGCGTTGGAGCTGGAATGTGGGCGGAAGGAGCACAAGTTGCTAACCAAATACTTACTATACCTTCTATCGTTTCAGATAGTGGTGTA